GATCAGGTCAGCGAAGTTGCCGAACCAGAGATCATTGCTTTCCACTTGGTTGGAAACGATGGCCTGATAGCCGTTGACCTCGCCGTTCTCCATCACGAACAGACCGGAGCCAGTGTCCTTGGCTTTGGTCTTAAGGCTGCCAGCCATGGCAGCGTTCATCAGGTAGACGGGGTTACCCATCAGAGCGTTAGCGCCGGACACGTCGCTTTCCAGAGCCACAACCTCAGAGAAGGTCGGGGTGTCAGCGGCGAAGTCTTCGGTCAGCACGCCAGTGGTGGTCTTGAGACCTTGGGGCTGGTTAGAAGAACCCGTGCCGTACAGGCCGACGCGGTCGATTTCAAGAGCCAGAACTTTGGCGAGGTCGTTGCGAACCATGTTCTCCACATCGATGGAGGACTGGATCAGCAGCTGACGGCTGAAATCCGTGTATGCCCCGCAGGTTTTTGGCGAAAGCGCCACCTGATCAATCGTTTGCTGACTCTCGGTGGGAGAGCCAGACTCAGCCACCCAGTACGCCGTGGCCGCGCCACTCTGCCTCGGCAGATTGATGGGGCCAGAAAGACCGGTCAGGACGGTTGCGCCAGCACGATCCAGTGCGGATTGGTTCCGCAGCAGGTCGATGAAGTTCGCAGAATCAAGGGTCGTTTGAACAAGGTTGCCACCAGCGGTAGCAGTGCCGACGTTCAAATCACGGGTGAGAACATCAACCGGGATTGCGAAACCACGCTGACGACCGGACTTGGCGGCAGCAGCTTGAGAGGCTTCGATTTCAAAAGCAGCAGCTTCACGCAGAGCGTTATCTGCAGGGTTTGCCAAGTGGCGGATGGCCTTCAGGAACGAGAAGCTGCGAGCTTCCTGTTGAGACAGACCAATTTCAGCGGCCGACATAGTGACGGTTTCCTCTTTAACGTTGAGCTTGTCAAGCACGGCAGCGCGGGCCTCGTCGATAGAACGACCAGACTCGACAAGCTGACGGCCGAGTTCTTCCATACCGTGCTTAGCGGTGAGGGAAGTAATGCCAGCAATGCGGGAGCGCTCAGCCTCAGCGGCTTCGGCCCGCACCACTGCCAGATCAGGGGTGGTGTTTTCCATTGAAGGAATAATGGGATCGGGTGTAGGTGCTGCCGGAGCAGCCTCTTCAGTTTTGGAATCCAACGATCGCCCAAAGCCAACGGACGGATCCGCCGCAATTGCAACAACCGAGAGTTCCGTTGGGGACCATGAAGTAGCGACAAAATCGCCGCCTTCACGTTCCTCCATTTTGTTGATCGAGTAACCAAAACTCACATTCCGAAGAATGCCGTCTTGGACATCGCTCAAGACTTCCTGAGCGAACTCGTTGCGGCTGAACCGCACACGGGCATATCCACGGCGTTTTTTGCCATCGATATACGCACGCTCAACAACCCCAATGACACGATCAGGGTTGTGGTTGAACAACAGCGGAGCGCCGTCATTCAGGCGACTAAGGTCAGCCGCCTTTACCTCATGGCTGAGGATCTCGTTACCGAAGTAACGAGCAACGGGATATTCAGAGCTGAAAGGAAACTCGTAAGTCCGATCCTCAATCTCATCAAAACTTGTGTCTTCTGCGCGCTTGTAGCTTTTGCCCTCAAACCAACGCAGAGCTTCGATCTTGTCTAGTGCCGAGAAACGATGCGCCACGAGGACGTCTGTTTCTTCCCAGCCTTCCTCTTTTTCGGAATAAACCCGAATCAAGGCTGCTGGGTCTTCAGCGTCGCCATTGACCGTGAAGTCAGAGTCAGGGACGTTGATTTGCCCGTCGCGCTCGATCTCTTCAATGCGACCGCGTGCCGTGCCGCCACTTGAGCGCCAAGAAACAAAGTCCCCTGTAGTCAACTCATCAGGCGCAGCACGCTCTGCTAGTTGCTCTTGTGCGTCAACCTCTGGGCTTGCTAATTCCACGAGGGTTCTTTCTTCCAATACCTCGATTCTATCGGCCATCTTCCTCTTCCCCTTCAGCGTCTAAATCCTCCTCGTCGCTTATTGGCGATTCGGTGTCTTCAAAGGCCGGCTCAGCGCCAAGGCCAACGGCAGGCTGTGAACCTCCACCGCCATTGACCTCACTCGGATCGGTATCAAGAACAAGGCCCATTTCATCAGCCATTGCGAGTTCTTGCTGACGCATCACCAGAACCTCGTCAAGATCTCCACCCTGCTCTGCAATGACCTGACCCAAAGTCTTAAAGCCACATCGCACAGCGGTTTTGTATGCGGCAACTTCTTTTTGTGGATCAACCCATTCCCAGCTGCGCGGCACCCAACGGCTAGCGCGGTAGCGATCTGGGTTGCTTTCATAGCCAGGCAGATTCAAGGTGCCACTAAGAACTGCCATCTCAAGCCATTGCTCAAAGACAATTTGATGGAAGTTTTCAACCATGAAGCGCTGAAGCACGCGGTAGGTGTCGCGCTCTTCAAGCAGGCTCAGGCGGCTACTGCTGTAGTTGGCCTCACTGAAGTTTTTTGAAATCGACTCGAACGAAACCCCCACACCAGCTGCGACGGCGCGCAGCATGGAACGAGTGAAGGGCTCAAGCTGACCGTCCGGTGCATTTAGATCCGGGACAACAACATTTTCGCCGCTATTCAAATAGCGAAAGACTCCAGGCTGGAAGTCCTGAACACGCTCGCCTTCGTAGACCTCATCGCCTACCAGCTCACCCTCAGGCGACGTAATGAAGCCCATCAGAGCGCTGCTAGCGCGGGCTCGCACCACCTCTGCCTCTTCATAGCCCTGCAGCATGTGCAGACGAGTTAGCGCAGAAGCAAACCACGTCACCCCACGGGTTTGACTAGGGCGCTCAGGAATAAATAGGTGAATAACCTCAGAGGCCGGCACGCGGACACGACGTCCGTTGCTTGGATGCCCGGCGTACACATCGCCCGGGTGGTTGGCGTAGAAGTGATAGGCCTGCGGACGCAGGTAGGTATCCACTTCGATCCCCATCCGAACCGTGTTGCCTTCTGCAGCACGCGGCTGGTCATCGTCGATCAGATAGTCAGATTCCAGCACCTGCAGCGCAAACGGAACGCGGCTGTCTCCAAAAGGACGCCGAATCATGCGGATAAATACTTCGCCCGACTCAGCCAAGCTGCGAACTAGCAGCCGCTCCATATCGTGGAAGCCAAGAATCCCGCTGACGTCGCAGTTCTTTTTCTTAGTCCAACGCATCCATTCAGCATGGATTTGAGCGTTGACCGTTTCATCTAAACGCCCGCCGCGTTGCATCCGCACCTGCCCTTGGTGCTTGATGCCATGCCCGATAACGTTATTTTCGATCGCACGCAACGCCTGGCGAGCGTAGTCATTGTCTCGGCAAAGCTGGCGGGCGCGATTGCGCAGCGCCTTAAAGCTGCCCTTAATCTCAGAGTCAGCGCTGGTGCCAGTCGTCACCCAGTCGCTGGTTAAACGGTTGAACCTTGCGCCGGCATAGGCGCGGCGACGCTGCTTTGGGCCTTCAGGACGGAACAGCTCGCGGATAGCAGTACGAACGCCCATCAGAACCTCACGAAAACATTGAAGGGATTGCCAAGATTATTGGCAATCATTTCGGCCTTACGCTCGCGATTTCGCTCAGCTTTTAGCTTGGTCTCCATCGCCAGCAGATCCGGCAGATCGTATTTCTGCAGATTACGGTTGCCGATTGCATATGACTTAACAGCGCCTCCCTCAAGGATGGTGCGAATCGCCGCCTGCACAGCTGCCAAGTCTTTCTCAACCTGGGTTCGGCCGTCATAGGCGCCTGGCGTGCCGGTATATGTCAGCGCAGCTAAAACCTCAAGCCGCCCAGCGCCTAGCGTGATTGTGCTGCCACTCTTTGTCGCAACTGCGGTCCAATACCAATCGCCAGCATCAAACGCAGCCGAGTCAGTTGCGGAAATCGTAAATTCCCAATCCTGCGTGCCATACACAGAGCCGGCCACTGAATGGCCTTCTGATGCCGTATTAGTACGCAAGTAGTAGGTCAGCGTGTAGTCCCCACTGCCTACAACGTTCCCAAGATTGTCTTCGCCAGCGACATCACGC